CCCTTCCGCCCGGTATTCCCCTCCTCCAATGGTCCGTCTATAATTATGGGTAATTATGGATAGCCTACGGCATAATTATGGAGCACCAGGCGCTATAGGTTAGTGAGTACTCGCTACACTATCCATAATTATAGACGGGCGCCTGGTAACTTTGGGAAACGCAAGGGACGCCGGAGGGACGGGGGATTAAACATCGGACCCCCCTCTCCGAGCCGCTGAGAAAAAAAGGTCCATAAATTATGTAACGTGCCGCCATTGACAAACGCAACCGCCAAGCCTACATTGGCGTCCATGAGCCTGACCAATGACGCAATTCTTCGACAAATATCAAGCGACCGAGCGCTCGCCTCGGCCATGTTGTTTTCACATCGTCATCGACAATCCTCACCGCCATTTCACATAAACCTGATTGACCTATGGCGCGCAGCCGATGAGTTTGTGGTCGTCGAGGCATTTCGTGAGGGTGGAAAGACAACGCTCTCCGAGGAATTCATCCTGATTGAAGCACTGTTCGCCAATTTCACCTACTGCATAATTTTTGGTGAAACGTATACCAAGGCCTGTCAGCGCATTGAGGCGATGAAGCATGAGTTGGGTAATAATCAGAAAATATATAATTTGTTTGGCAAACAACGTGGCTCAACGTGGACTGAGAACAAGGTTGTGCTGCCAAATGGAGTAGCGATAGAGGCGCATGGTTGGGAGGAAGAAATACGGGGTTACAAGCATCTGGATAGCCGGCCAGACCGGGCTTATCTGGACGATATCGAGAACAAATCGATGGTGCGGGACAAAGCCATTGTGGACGCCAACTGGCGCAAGTTGTACACCGAGTTGATACCGGCGATGGACAGTGAGTTGGGCAAGGTACGCATGACAGGAACACCGCTAGCCGACGACTGCCTGATCAATCGCGCCAAGGCGAGCCCGCACTGGCTGGTGGGTAGTTTTCCCATCTGCGACGGGGATATTGACTCTGAAACGACCAAGGCGACGTGGCCTGAGCGCTATTCGATGGACTGGATACGCAAGAAGCGAGACATGTTCTCCGAGGAGGGCATGCTCGCTCAGTTCAACCAGGAGTTCATGCTGATCGCCACCGGCGCCACAGGTAAGCCGTTCACCGAGGAGATGCTTCGGTTTGAGGATGTCGCTCCGCGTATTTATGCGCCCAAGGTTGTTATCATGGATCCGGCGCGCACCGTCGAGGTCAAGACATCCGACCAGACCGGCTATGTGGTCGTCTCGAAACTCGGTGGGCGGATTCTCGTCCACAAATCCAAGGGTGAATATTGGCAGCCTGATCAAATCATGGATGGAGCGTTCTCGCTCAGTAGCCAGTTTGACGATGCGGAAGTGGCGATCGAGAAGAATTCGCTGGACAACTGGTTACTGCAGCCAATGCGCGCCAGGATGCTCATGACCGGGCAGACCCTCAAGCTCAGGACATTGCAGGCCCCGCAGGAGATGGACAAGGCGCAATTCATTATGGGACTTCAGCCGTTTTTCGCCGCGGGCGATATTGTGCTGATCGGGGGGCGTTCCGCACATACCCAGCTCGTCAGCCAGATACTCAATTTCCCCAGCGGCAAGCGCGACATCCTCAATGCGCTGGCTTATGTGCTCAAAATTTTCTCGGGAGTTCCGGTCTATCCGGACTTTGGCATGCCCAACATTGTCGAGGGGTTCCGGCTTCCGCGCGATGGGCGCCTGCTGCTTGGGTGCAATGCCACCAACTCGGAGACGACTGCGGTACTGGCATGCCTGCATGGTTCCTACCTGACCGTTATGGCAAGCTGGATTTCCCCAATGGTGCCGCGCGACGCCGTGCCGGACATCGCCATGCTGATACGGGCGATTTACCCAGGGCGCGACGTCAAAGCATGGGTACCGGCCGATGTGTTCGACCAGGTTGGGCGCAATCCGCTTGTCGCGGCCCTTAAATCGGTCGGATTCAACCCATCTCGCGGCGAATACACCATCATGACTCGGGGAAACATGAGCCCGATGCTGCGCACAGAAGTAAATGGGCGCCGCATGTTGCAGGTCGAGATGTCAGCCAACCACATCCTTCAGGCGCTCTCGTCCGGCTATAATTTTCAGATCAAGCCGGGTGGAGAGCGCACGGCCAATCCGGAGCAGAATTCGGCCAAAACGCTGATCGAGGGTCTTGAGTGCTTGACATTCGCCATGAACAAGGTAGACAATTCAAACCTGTTGAGTCAGGCCAATGCCCATAACCCCCTGGGGACACCCTATTTGAGCGCGCTGCCGAGGAGATAGTTACGTGGCGAAAAAACTGAAGGCGAAAGACGAAAACCTCGACTCCAAGGGAATTGAGGATGAATCGACGCCGATCGAAAATTGGGCCAACAAACTGGACAGCGAGATTTACAAAAAGTGCGCCAAGATGTACACCAAGATTGTACAGGCCTTCGAGAATCGCAACGAAGCCGATGAGATGATCGAGGAATACTGGAACATCTACAACGCCGAGTCCGATGACAACCAGATGTATCAGGGGAATAGCAACAGTTATATTCCCGCTGTGCGCGATGCTATCAACGCTCGCAGTAAGCGTGCCCTCAAGCAGAACTTCCCTACAAAATACAAACACGTTGAGGCTGTGGGTTCCGATGGCCAGGAGCCACAAGCGCAGCTCGCGCTCCTTGAGCACTACATTCGCTCCACCAAACTTAAATCAATCTGCCGTTCGCTCTATGTCGCCGGCGATGTGACTGGTCAGTGGGGACTCTACATTGACTGGATGCGTGACGTGCGCACTATCGGCAACATGGTCAAGCGCCCTGCCGCCGTTGAGGACCTTGAGGCAGAGGACCCGACCGATGAGAAAGAGGAAATTGGTGATGAGGAAACGGTCGATGAAGGTCCAGTTATCATCGATTATGCCACCGAGGATTTGATCGTCATCCCACCCACATGCAACGACATCAACAAGGCCGACATTGTGGCCATGAAGATGCGTATGTACGAGGAGGATATCGAACGTATGGTGGATGAGGGGATTTTTATTCTTCCAGAAGATACCAGCGTATCGGACTGGATCAAGGACAAGAAGGGCGCGAAAGATCGCAATCCGCCAAAGAAGCGCACCCAGGATGCTGGTATCAAAACCGAGGGAACGCTGACGTACGCGCTCATCTTTGAGGCGACAGCATACCTCGAGTTCGAAGAGGGCAAAAAATCGCTTGCTTATATCTATTTCATCGGTGATGACGATATTCTTGGCATCATCAAGGCTCCTCAGTGGGGCCAGAAGCGGCCACAAATCTCAGCGCCGGTCGAGCGTATCAGCGGCTCCTTCAATGGCCAGAGCAAAATGGAATCAGTCAAGTGGATGCAATGGAACCTGAATGATTTTTGGAACATGGGTCAGGATAGCGCTGCATATAGCCTGCTACCGATTGTCATGACCGATCCGGAGTCCAATCCGAATTACGCGATGATGGTTTACGGCCTTGCCGCAGTGTGGCCAATCGACCCAAACAAGACAAAGTTCGCGAGTTTCCCAGCATTATGGAAAGATGCCGAGATGATGTGCGCGTCGATTGAGGGGAAAATTCAAAGTTCGCTCGATGTAACCCCCATGATGATGGGCCGTGTCCCGGCTGGCCGCAAGAATTCCAATATGGTTGGCGCCCAGCAGCAGGAGCAGTCGATACCGATTATGGATCACGCCGAGCGCTTCGAGGAAGTCATCCTTAATCCATTGCTTGAGCGCTTCTTCGAGTATGACTGCCAGTTCCGTCAGGAAGAATTGACCGTGCTCACTTTGGGTGAGGTTGGCGTCAAGGCGATGATGCAGAAAGTGCCGCCAATGCAATGGGGAAATCGCTATTTCTTCCAATGGTTCGGTACTGAGTTCGTGATGAACATGCAGCGTATGCAGCAGCAGATCGCCACCATGAACGTACTGCGCGGCATTCCGCCACAGCAACTCAATGGCCGAAAATTGGACATCACACCAATCCTGCAAATCTTGAGCGACAATGTGTTCGGCACGGAACTGTCTGGTCAAATTCTAATTGATGATCGCAATAAATTCACTGTCCCACCTGAAATCGAGGACGAGATGATGGTCAACCACATCCAAGTCGAAACACATGAGTCCGACAACGACATTGAACATTTGCAGAAGCACCAAGTGGCCGCGCAAGCCTCCGGGGACCCGGCAGGATTGATACGAACCCACATGGAGCAGCACATGCAGCAGTTGCAGAAAAAACGCCAGATGGCAGCGCCACCTCCTCCGAAGGGAGCGCAAGGTGTTCCGGGCGGAGCTGGACCTGGCGTTGCTGGGACTCCGCGCCCAGGCGCGCAAACCGCAGCGCCACAAGGCCCTCAGCAACCGCCGGGGATGATTGGGCCTGATCAAATGGCGGGCGGTATGCCGAGGGGGTAAGTGATGGTTATGGATCGCATTTATCAGCAGACTCCGCCAAACGTTCAACTGGCTAATGCGCTAGCGGCAATTGCCGCTCTACAAGCCTACAACACTCCAAAAGTCTGGGTCAGTGGTGCAGACCTAGTTCTAGGAATAGGCCAATCTGCCAAGATAACCGCCACTGCTGCAACCTCAATCCCGCTGCATGTTGCTTGTGGTGATGGGCAGATTTATGAGATGGAAATGAATGGCTTATTTTCCCCAGCCGCCGCAGGAAGTATTGCGATTTTACAGCCTAATAATACAGTTCCCGCAGTTACCAATTTTACTGTGAGAGGACTTTCCATAAGTGGAATAACCCCTACATATTATAATAACGCATATGCAGATGCCGGATTTAGACTTGAATCTATTGGTGGTAGTGTATACACCATGACCGGAACTTTCTTTGTGCTAACACAATATGGAAGAGCAATCATTACAAGTGGTGGTGAAACATCAGCAGTTTCTTCTTTTCAGAGCATTGACAGTGAGTGGGGGAATGGTTCAGTTGCATGGAGTTCGTTCGGAACTATCATCCTGCCAAACGCTTGGACGGGTGTGTTTAATGTACGGAGAGTTGCATAATGCTCTACGCTAAATACCTCGACTCAGTAGATTCCACCGGAGCCAGATTCACTGGAATACAACTTGCACCTGATGCCAGTGACCCCTCCTTTACTACTTACGATGTACCAGATACAGGCTGGTTTGTTCTGGATGCAAACAATGTGATAGGGACTCGTGACCCTGCTAGTGTGGTTGCTCCACCTCAGCCTAATCCTGCGATAGCAGTTATCGACGCGCAGCTTGCAGCTCTCGACATTAAGCGTATTCGCCCCGTGGCCGAGGGTGATACTGCTTATCTTGCCACGCTGAACCAGCAAGCGGCAGACTTGAGAGCGCAGCGAGCTTTGTTGCCCTTGACAACATGATTAAAATAGTGAACACTTCGCGCAACGAAATCGCTCGGTCATTCTCTTTTGGACCGATCAAACGAATTATGCTCGGTGTGCGTTTCCAAAAGCTGACCGAGCGACAACAGCAGGCCGTTTTGCATCATGAGATGGCCCACTGTGAGAAGCACCACACCGAATGGCGATTGTTTTTCCTGATTTTCGCGCCATTCATGTTCAAGTGGATTTGTGAAAAGCAGGAATTGGCAGCAGATCAATTTGCGGGAGAGCATGGTTTTGCAGAACCGTTGATTGAAATACTGGCAAATGAGTTTGATGGGGGTAATTTTCATCCATCAAACACCATGCGCCGGGGGTATTTGAAGCAACATGACCAAACTCGCGTTGTCCCCGTACCGGACTACAATTCGCCTGGATTGACGTAATCAACCATTAGGAGCAAGACATGAATTATTTGTGGAAATTGTTATTGTTGTTGCTTTGCCCAGCGGTCGAGGATGATAACCTTGGAGCCGATCCAGATGCGGACCCTGACGTCGATCCTGACGCAGACCCGGATGCTGATCCAGATGCGGACCCTGACGTCGATCCTGACGCAGACCCGGATGCTGATCCAGATGCGGACTCCGATGAAGATCCAGTTCCACGTGAAACAAGGGGTCAGAAAGCGATCCGTGAACTCCGTGAGCGTTCTCAAACGGCAGAAGCACAGTTGGCAGAAGCTAAAAGGCAATTGGCAGAGGCAAGTCGCCAAAGTCAGCCCGCAGCCCAGCCGTCTCAATCACAGCAAATGTTCGAGCAGGAAGAAGCGGCTTTGCGCAACCCTGATACGAGTGATTGGCAGCGTTATGCCATCCAGTCGGCACGGGAAGCACGGGCGGCCAACGCCAACAGTCAAAATGCGTTGCGTCAAGCAGCAGATTTGGCGGATCGAACAAGATTCGAGCAACTGAAGGCTTCGAAGCCCAAGATGTTCGAGAAGTACGCACCGAAAGTTGAAGAATTGCTCAAGGAAATGCGGTCCAAAGGAAACGATGCTCCGCGTGACGAACTCTTGGCACTTCTGCTCGGTCGTGACATGCGTGATGGGAAACTGACGACAAGCAAAAAATCCGCAAAGCCCAATGGTGGTGCCGAGCGCGGGAAAACTCCCGGTGCCCGTTCAA